GATATACATTAGTGGAAGAACACGATCATGGATTTACCGAATGTCCGGTTGTATATTATCGGGACAAACACGGTGCCTGCTGGAGCTTTTCACAAGATAATATCGACAAGTACGAACTGGCTATTTCCCATTTGTGTCAAAACAATATGGCATACGCATTTCCAATCATGTTACTTAAAGGTGAAGATGTTGAGATTCAGGGAGATATGTATGGTGCGGTAAAAGCTATCACTATGGGGAAGGATGATGATGCAGGCTTTATGAATCGTCCCGAAGCATCACAATCATTTGAACTTCAAATTAATACATTACTTAAAATGATTTTTATGGGGAGTTTTGTTGTCATGCCTCCCGAAGTAAAGTCAGGAGATTTACCGGGTGTTGCTATCAAGCTGATCTATTCACCATCTTTGGAAAAAGCCATGATTGACTGCAAGGAATTTGACGAATCAATAGACAAAATGAAACGGCTGTTCCTGCACGGATATGGAACAGAAAAAGGCCAACTTACCAAATTCCTCAATTTGAAAATTTTTTCGTGGGCAGTTCCATACGTCCACCAAAATGCAGCCGAATTGGTATCGAACTTGGTACAATTAGTCGGTGCCGGTATTTTATCAAAAGAAACCGGCTCGGAAGAATCCGGCTATGGAAAAAACAATGAATGGGATCGTATCATGCGTGAATATAAGGAACAGCAACAAGCTGACTTGCTATATCAACTGAAAATCAAGAAAAATGAAAATAAAGAGGGTAATGCAAAATGATCTGTACCAACGCGGAGCGCGAAAGCAATCCCGTACTCCGCGCTCTGAATCCAATGTAACTATACATTAGGAAAAGCCGCCTCTGCCTACATAAAATAGACAGAGGCTTTACTTTTTCAACAATTTGGTTGATAAGCTTGTGTTATAACAAGTCAGCTTCTACATTGCAAATGTAATGAATGAATTGAATATGACACTACTTTCGATACAATTTTTTATTATAAGGCTTTCGAGGATATTTCCGGTTAAGCTTCTTTTGCAGATCATCATTGATACTTTCATTCAGAAGGATTTTAGAGTTTAGCACCCGGACTTCTCCAGTAAGTTCCATAATTGTTTTGGATTGTGTCGCATTTTGTTTTGAAAGCTCAACATTGGCAATAGCCAGTTTGCTGCATTCTGATGTAAGATGATTGAGTTTCTTTGTGCTGATTAATGATATTCCAAACATAATATTCTGATATTTAATCTATTAAATAATTACATTGCTGATACGGGAACGGCAAAGCATTTACAATGACCGTGATACGGTGGTAATTTGTCCCATTCCACATGAAATCCGACTTCATCGTCACAAATGTTACAAGGATAGGAGCTGCCACGCATCACAAAGAACCCCACGGCTCCACTGGCTTTAGCCTGCAATTCCCAATGCTTCATCCAACCCTCTGCCACAGCATACTCCGTCAAATCTGACATTGCAGTCCAAGAGCTTACAGTACGTCCTACTCCAAAAGACTCCTGAACACCAAGCCTTGAAATAATCGGATACCCTTTTGAAATAGCTCTCTGTACATGCTCATTAAGCAACGGCGTTTTTACCGACTGCCTGATAGATGAAAGTAGTTTGTCTTTGGAAAGGTTCAGTAGCAGTCCGGCGGCAATGACCGTTTCCACCTCCTTTGAAAACCGGTCAACATATTCTCTTGCGCGTTGCGTGAAGGTTTTGCCGTATGATTCTCGCGTTATATATGTTATGATTGCATCCTTATTGTCCTCGTGTGTCGCTACTGCTAAAGTATAAGTATAGTCTTCAATTATTTCAAGAAGGGATAAAATAATGGCATCCACTTCCTCCTGCAACTGTCTGTTTGTTGAAAAACGGAACAGTTCAGGGCTGATCTTGTACCGGTATGAAATATCTATAATTTGCCTTGCCGCCTCGATCATCACAATTTGAAGATTGGTACGCATGGACAGCTCCGCATCCAGCCGTTGACGGAGATATTCTTTGGCCTCTTCAATTTCCTTATCAGTCGGTACCCTCATTTTTATGTTCCTCCTTAATACCTTCCTTGATACTATTCATGTTTCTCTCTTCTTCCAGTATCTTGGCATCATCTTCCGGTGATACTGGTTGCTGCAAGCCTCGTAGCCGTTCGGTAAGATCAGAATAGCTTTTAAAAAACTCTTCCATAAACTTAACGTCAGGGGTTGCATTACTAATAAGGAAACATACTTTGATCCATGTTTCCAAATATTCACGAAGTTCCTTATTGTTGGCTAACTCCCGAATCCGGGAAAACATTCCGTTATCATCCCGAAAACGCATACTCCAAAAACCTGACACTGCCTTAATACTGATCCAGTCATGTTCACTACCATTATCCCTCGTAACAATAAAGTTACCTACCTGAATACCATTTGTTTTTTTGCTCATACATATTTTTATTTAATTGATTCTCAATATATTGTCTTCTTTTATAACGCATTTTTCCAATATCGAATTATACCTCCACCATTTTCTCCTTATGCTAAGCAGATGTGTCGGAATTGGAATGCCCAAATGCACATATCTATATGCAGTCTTTTCCTTCCAATTTCTACTCATAATCAAACATGTACAATTTCAAATTCATCCGCATGTTCCTTGCCAATCCAATCCCGTTTCTGATTTTCAGTTGCGGTTTCGTAGATTCTTCCTCGCTTTGACAAATGCCTTTTCCTAAAAATACCTTCTTCTCCAAGTTTGTCATAATCTCTTCTTGAAGGGGATAATCCCTTTGCCCTGCAAAAGAACAGTCCCGTTTCCATATGTCTAAATTTTACTGCCATTCTTATTCCTCCCATGGATTTTCGTCTTCTTCCTCAACGTAAATCCGTTTTAATTTGTCTGATACTTCTTCAAGCTCACGCTTCATTTGATTTACATGAAATTCAGCTGGCATAGGAATTTCCAATGCTCCCCGTAGGTTATCTATCCTTTCAATAACCTCTGCAAATTCATCCGGTGCGATCATACTTATTTGGTTCTTATTTTTAATTGTTTGATAATCTTCTCCACAGCGTCCAAGTCAAAAACTGTTGTTCTCTTCTCCATGTAGTACGTCCCTTCCAGTTTCTTCTCCCGGAACAAACGCTGGACTTGATAAATGCTTAATGACAAGCAGGCCGCAAGCCCTTCATGGGTATAGGCGTATCGTTTGCCATCTTTATAAACCGGCTTGGCGATCCTTTGTTTATAGTTGCCCCGTAGGTCTTCCCGTTTCTCATAATAGAGTTTTTCCGTCAAGGCTGTTCCATATAAACCATATACCTGACCGTTCGGAGTTCTTTTTTTACGATAACCGGCTTCCGAAAGAATGCGTCCGAATACTGTCACATTCTCTTCTTTGGCATTATTGTCCTTACACCACTTGCAATATTTCCGGTATAGAATAGCCGAAGACATCCATTTGGGTTCAATATCGGCAATTTCCTCATAGCGGCACAGATAGTTCATTTGATACATGAACTTCATTACGGTACTACTTTCCGACTGATATTCATCCATGACATTTTCAAGCTCCTTACTGTCTGTCAACTTATAACCATTGGCGATAAAACGGTCACGTCCTTCCAATATCCAATTGAATATAGCCGGGTATTCGGCTTCCAAATCCCGTGACAGTTCTTTTTTCTGCCGGGCTTTGGGTATCTCCACCTCAAAGGGAATAATGCAAATACGCCGCCTCATTCCATAGCTCCAGTCTTTCAAATACGGCATTTGGTTGGCATTTGCCATAAGCAGGGGAATATTGTAAGCAGTGAAGTTATCACCATAGATAGGCCGAGCTTCGGTAGGCTCACCACTGATAAGGCTCTTCAACGTGTCACTATCCTTACCAAACTCCAATGCTTGTATTTCAGAACAGTAGTTCAACCGCTTGCCATTGATGAAAGCGATATTCTTTTTTCTCTCATTTCCAGTAATCAATGCACCTATGCCAAAATTGCTGACATTCTCCCGGCCAAGTATGCCCATGATTGTTTCAAAAACCACACTTTTGCCATTGGAGCCGGAGCCACGAAGAACAAGCATTGTTTCCATTTTCGCCACACGCCGGTCAACGAAAATACTTCCAAGAAATTCCTGCAAAACTTTTTGCATGTTTTTGTCCGGCAAAACTTCATCCAAGAACATTCTCCAAAGAAAGATGTGTTCTTCCGGCTTGTAGTCATAGGAAACGCATGTAGTCTGTACCCAACGGCTGTTGAAAGAATGCGCACGGCGAGCACTCATATCAAACACACAGTTATTGAACACCACAATGGCATTATCAGGCTTCAAGGCTTTTCCTGCCACCACACGCTTACAGACTTTCAGTACACCCTCCACACGGGAATAATCACCATTAGGCATTTTGCATTTACGCATCAAGTCATATATCAGGTTGCCAAAATCATCCCATGCCATCTCTTCATATATCCGGCCACTGAAATAGTAAGGCGTACCATTGAACTTACAAATCGAAGATCGTATAATGGCTGCACGCATCAAGTCCTGCACAGCGTCAACACGCGCTGCACTTTTGGACTCTTGTAAGGCGGCATCCAGTTTCTCGCCTTTCATAAGCCCGAAGACCTCATTTAACAACTTCCTATACTTTCCCTTCTCCATGTACAATCTATGAATTTGAATACCCGGCACGGGTTAAGGCCTCAACCATATATACTGACAGATTATTTATAGCAACATCTCCTGAATATCCACATCGCCACAAATCAGTACACCAGTCCTCTAAAGATGTGTCACAAGGTATACGATATTTTTGCATAATATCTCGCATCACCGCACAATCTTCATATCTTTCCTCTTCCTGCGCTTTTCTGAACACAGAAACAAAAACGTATCGCCCATAATCAAACAATATAGACTCAAACTTATTCATACCACCGTTTTTATACCCGAAAACAAAGCATTTCTACTGTTTTTATGCTATTTTTCAAGTGTTTCATGCCACAAATATAGCTTATTTTCTACATAATTACTATATAAATACTATTATTTTCTACTTAAAATATAGAATAAGCACGCTTTTTTGAAGTCTTTTTGCCATGTTTTTATTCGTTGCATCATTGAAGACCAATAATCGCAAAATATTGATAAACAAAGGATAACGACTCTATTTCAATAGGAAATACAGATGGAACATTCTCTCTGATATGTATGGTTTATGTAGGGTTTTAAAGGCAACTATACATATATAACATATTGAAATACAAATCAATGGAAAAATAGTGCATAGTATGTATAGTTTTTTATGCAAACCATATTATATATATTTTTTCCATACGCAATTTACATATAAACTATACATACTATACATTAAATTTCCATTGACTTAATAATGAATGATTTACACATGTATAGTTATGAAGTAAACTATACATATACTATACATTTTCAGAAGTAAAACTATACATCGGACATTCACTTTTGTAATTTATCATTGGAAAAGCCTTAAAAACATCCATTATTGGCTCCAAAAAAGAAAAAAAATAAAAATCTTGACCGGGATTGAAACATGCTTGGGGTCTTGGGTAGCCGGGGGGGGTGCCCTCCCTGCTTTCATTATCCAGTTGACCGGCAAAGAAGAAGAAAAGCCGCGCTTTGCCTTGATTCTCTTTATATTATACCTATAATATTAAATATTATCCGGCTTTTCTCCTTCTTCTGCTTTCCGCTTTGCTCGATCAGCTATAAAAAGGCTGCATCTATAACATTGCAAAGGCAGATAATAATGTACTGTTTCCTCTTCTTCCGTATTTTCGTCCTTCTTCATCTGTTGTAAATCGGCTATTTTCATTAATACATCCGCGCGATCTTTCCCCCTTAAATAAGGTAGGGTTTGTTCGAGACCTGATAAAACCGCGTCTTTATCCCGATATTGTACAACATTCCCGGCTTTTTCTTCCTCTTCTGCTTCTGTGTTTTTCTTTTTCTTCTTGCTTTTGGTGCTATCATTGTCAGGAAGGAAGGCCGCGCGGTTATCTTCAAAAGATCGTATAAGCTTATTAATACCGGGTTTATCCTTTGCAAGCTGGGCGGCTCCGCGTTGCGCCGTTTCTATTTTGGTTGATCGTGGTCTAAATATAATTGCGTATGCTTCGCCACGACTGGCACCGGATGCGACAAGCATACAAAAGAAAACATCATCCGGGGTTAATTGATAAATTTGCTGTAAATCTGTTACGCGCTTACTGTACACCATATAAAACGATATAAAAGAGTCCATTATATTGGCGTCTCGCGCTCTGTAACTTGCTACAAAGTTAAACAAAGGCTATAAATAAAGCAAATAAGCATATTTAAAGCCTTTATATTGCAAATATTTCATTACTTCATAAATGCTTTATATTTACATTTATATCATTGTTTAATATATTGATTATAAGCTATTTATACAAATGTCAATAAATGCAAAAATAGAACGTTTTATTAAAAATAAAAGTACATTTTATTTTGTATTACAAATATTATTCGTATCTTTGTAATACAGAAAAGGAGATAAACGGTTAACGTCTTCCACACTTCCCCCGTTTTTTTGTTCTCTTCTGCTGATTCAAATATTAACTTAAATATAAATATTATGTTATTGCAGGAATTTATACACCTTACTGGCGTTAACGTTACTTCTTTAGAGTATCAAGCAATAGAAACCGAATATCTAAATACAGATATAGATAAATTCGATTTTTGCGCTAAATGGAAAGCAAACTACAATAATAAGATGAAAAAAGAACGGGCAAAATACCGCAAAGATCATAGTATTGAAAATTTATTTTCTTTTATGGCTGGTGTTGTTTCTACCTTAGGCTATTTTGCAAAAGTAGATTTTCAGATAGATAAAGATTCTATTTCATCATATAATTCTAAATCAATCAAAAACGAAATATCCCTTTTTTGGTGTGTGCGAAAAAACGGCACCGGATTATATGAAAATAAAAAAGACGCTGAAACATGGGCGAATGATTGGCACGATCAAATTATTGCGCAATACAAAGTAGTATTATTAAATAAATTAGCAACGATAGAAAGAATAAACTAAAAAATACAAGGGTTAAAGATCGGTTAACGTCTTCCACATTTTTTTTGATCGGTCTTTCCCTTCCAATTTTAAAAGTATAATTTTAAACTTTATAATATGGAAGTAACTTTAACAACATCAGGAAAGAACAGCGTAATATTAAACGCCGTACATGTAGCCCCGGAAGGCACAAATTGTTGCAACCGTTTAAAGGTTCATTTTGATGTATTTCAAGAAACAGCGAAAAAGGCCGCTATTATAAGACTATCAACAGCAAATAGTTTTGAACTGATTCACTATCAAGATAAACATATAGCGCTGTTAATTCCTTTTGATCGTATTCAAAAGATTTCATACTAATAAAAAAGCCGGATCAGTGCGCTAACTTCTCCGGCCTCCCTTTAAACTTTGCGTTTATCGGCTAACGTCTTCCACAACGTTAAATGCAAAGTTAAAGGAAAAACAAAGACAAACCAAGTTTCACCCTTTAATTTTTGCGTTATGAATACAAATTTGCTAATTATCTACATTCGCAATTCTCGCGATATTTACGCGCTTACTGAATGGCTGCAAAATGCACTTTTGAAAAAAGTAAACCGCGGTTTAACTCCTTCCGTTGAATATCTTGCAAACTGTTCCACTATGAAAAAGATCGTCCGGATGGCGGCTAAAATGCTTTCCGATCAGGATCATAAAACTGCAACCAAGCAAGAAAAAGAACAAGCAGCCAAAGAACATGCAGCATACATTATTGAATGCGTGGAATACCTTGCAAACAATAAATAGTAATTATTTCCGGGGCTGTCATGGCTCCGGGGTACTTCTTACTTTCATTATTCACCCTTTAAAACTTTGTATTATGACTACTACAAATAGACTTTGTTACACAGTATCAAAAAGATATATTCAAGCCGGGACAAC